CGGCAGGGCAATATTGTTGAACGTTTCAAGTTCACGCAGTCGAGACGCCGACTTGTACTTTTGGGTCGCCTCTGAGTCGCCAGACACCGGAATGACCTGCGACTCAATCCAGCCGATTTCTTCCTTGTTGAACGCCGCGCCAGTGTTCTTGCGAAGGATTGGCTCGGCAAACTGGCGAATCGCTACCACCAGCTGCTGCTCTTCATCACTCAGCATCCGGTTGGTAACCGCCCGGGTCACGGCGTTATCTGCCGCCAGCGCCGCTGAAATACGATCCAGTCGAGCCTTCGGGCCGTACTGCTCGATGATGGGATTGGCCGCCGTCATGCGCTGGGCAAAGAGGAAGCTCTTCTCCTGCGCCTCAGTCGGCCGCGCCGGCGGCTTGCCCGATTCCTCGCTGGCCCGCACCTCCGCCAACGATCGGTTCGCATCAATCCGCATCTGCGTGAGGTCCCGCTGGAGCTTCGCGTTGTCCTTCGCCTGCTGTTCGCGGGACCTGCGATCTTCGGCCCGCTCTTCAGCGCGGAGTCGGCTCTCCGCCTGCGTCTTCATAATATCTCGCTGATATTCCAGCCCAGCCAACCGCTCCTGCCGCTCCATCGGTGCCTCAGCCCGGACGAACTCCTGGCCGCCGTAGGTCAGCCGCTGGGACGGGGCCCGACCCGCCGTGGCCATCGCCTCGGATAGCGCCCCCGCGCCCGGCCCGCTTGCGGCGGTCATCGGCGCTCCAGCCCGCGGGTTGAGAGCGGACATCAGCGCCTGCGTGGCGAGTTCGCCCCCCTGCCGCGTCACGGCCTGCTGCCGCTGCGTCAGTTCTTCCGGCCGCATAAATCCGGCCTGCATCAGGTCAAAGATGTCCCGCGACTTCTGCCGCTCTTCCTGCGCCTTCAGCCGATCCTGCTCCCGCTGCATTTCTTTCTGGCGGACATACCCCGCCGCGCCTCCGGAGAGGCCCGCCAGTGCCGCCTGAATTGCCGTCAATGCGCCACGTCGTGCCATAGGGGTATTCCTCGGTTAGGCCTGTGTATTGTCAGGAAGTGGCGGAAGTCCCGCGGCCGCACGGCGAGCGTTCTCAGCATCTCGTGCAGCCCGGTCGGCCGCCTCCCGCTGTCGCCTCGCCAAATCAGCGTCATCCTGTGGCGTGGTCAACTGGAACCCGAACTGGTCCGCCAGCAACTTGAGGAGCTGCGGCATCGCCCCGGCCGTCGCGCCACCACCCTGCGCGAGGATGCCCGCCAGCTGGATGAGGAGGTTCTGCCGGGCCTGCTGGGCCGCAAACGTTTCCTGCCCATCGAACTTGCCTGTGTACTCCGCCAAGCCGAGCTTCTCTCGGAGCTGGCGATCCAGGTCGGACTGCTCCCGCTCTGCGAGGTTCCGCGCCTCGGTAATATCCATCTCGCGGCCGCGGAGCCGCGCCTCTTCCATCAGCTGGGCCGCCCGCGCATCAATGTCCGCCCGCTGACCCGCCAGCGCCGTCAGGGCGGTCAGCTGCTGGCCCCGGCCACGCTCTTGCGCCTCCATCTGCTGCTGGAGGAGGTTCGACTCAAGGCCCGCCAACGCCTGCGCCTGCTGTCCCCCAAGGTCCCCAAACCGCCCCGCGGCAATGCTCGAAGACGCCAGCCCACGACGGGCCAGGTCTTCCTCCAACGCGGATCGCGCTGCGCCGAACTGCTGCTCCAGCTGGCCCACGCTGGCCGCACGCATCTTAGCCAAATCTTCGTCCGAGTATCCGACCGGCCGATTCAGGATATCCTGAATCTGCCGCTGTAGCGTGTCGTACGCCTGAGAGCCGACCGTCACGGTCGGCGCCGGTATCGCCGGCGTTGGCTGAATCCGACCCGTATAAGGGTTCACCTGCCCCGGGGCCGCAGTCGTCGTAATCGTTGAGTCCGGCGGGGCCATGTCGACGCCCGGCGACAGAGGGGCCATCGTCAGGGCGGCAGGCTGGCTCATCTGCTGCTGCAACTGCTGGAGCATCGCCGGCTGGGTCGGCGCCGCCTGTGCCGGTGCTGCCGGACGGGCCTGCCCCTGCTGTTGCATCTGTGCAAAGGTCGGAGCGGGCTGTTGCATCGGCTGTTGCATCGGCTGTTGCATCGGCTGTTGCATCTGCTGGGCCTTCGGGGCTTCCTGCTGGCCGAAGAGGTTGCCGAAGCCGACCCCCTGCTTCTTGCCACTCCCCGTCGTGCCGAAGAGGTTGGCGTAGCTACTGGTCGCCATTAGCGCCGCCCCCCGTACTGAGACACCTGCTGCTGGAAGAGCGGCATCAGGAGCTGGGCCAACCGCTCCTGCCGCTCCCGCTCCTGCCGCATCTGCTCCTCCTCCAACTGAATCCGGCGCTCCTGCACCGCCCGATCCTGCGCGGAGCCGAGCACGTCGGCCACCCCGCCAGCCAGCGGCGCAAGCACCTCAGGCCGCTGCACCGCCGCCAAGAGCTTCTGGATTGTGGTCGGGGCGGCCGCCGCCGCAGGAGCCGCCGCAGCCGCAGCCGGAGCCGCCGCCATTGCCGCCTCCGTGCCAATCTGCGCCCCGTAGTTCGGAGTTGCCATCACCTGACCCGGGGCCGGGCCCGCCGGCATCGCCGGGGCCTTCGGAGCCGCAGGAGCTGCTGGCGCTCCCCGGAAGCCGCCGCCAAGACCGCCAAGCGCGGCCCCCGTCGCGGCCCCGCGAGCGGCCTGCCCAAGGTCCAGCCCGATGCCACGCTGGCCCGGGCGATCGAGTCCACGCGCCAAGCCACCCGTCAGGGCTCCTGCCAGCATGGACGAGCCTGGGACGAGGAAGCCGGCCAGCGTCGGAAGGGCGGCCTGAATCAGCCCCTTGTTGCGGTCATACGCGCCGGCAAAGCCGCCCCGCTTCCGCTTCTCCGCCTCCATCCCGTACTTGGCCCGCACCGCGTTCCGAGCGGCCAGTCGCGCTTCCCGGGTCGGGAGGCGGTTCGCGGCAGCGAGTTCATCCTGGTACGCCATGACTACTTACCTCCCTTACGCTTGAGGGCCATCCGCCGCTTCGCCCGTTCGGGGAGGTCGGCGTAGGCAGACGTGGGCGTGGACTCAATGTACTCTTTGGCCACGGCCTTGGAAATGCCGGTCTTCCCGCGACCGGCGGCGGCAGCGTACATCGCCCGCTGTTGGGCCTTGCTACGGATCGGCATTACTTGCTCCCTCGCGCCACCGCGGCGTTATCGACGAGGTTCGGATAGGGTCGCCCCGCCGCCTCGGCCCGCGCCTTGGCCTTTGCCTTCTGCGCGGGGGTAAGGGGGGTCGAGGACTTCTCGGGGTTCTTGGTGCGCCAGAAGGCGACCTTGCGTTTCGGCATCGTTAAATACGATTCATGGTGACAATGACCGACGCGGAGGCTGGATGTGGAGTGACCGCCGCCAGCGCCTGCAGGGAACACGCGACGTTTCCGGTAGACCAGTACAGCTGAACGTAATCGTTGGCGTTTAGGCTCAGGAAGTAGTTCCACGCGGGCAGGGCGTGACCATCTATCGCCCCGTGCTTATTCGGCACCGAAACCTGTCCGTTCGTCCCAGACAAATCCGTCCCGTTCTTGCGAATCCAGATGTCCACGTCGTGAATCTGGGAGTCTGTATTGACCAGCTGGGCGCTGAATTGCAGGTTGTAGATGCCGGACATCGGCACCGTCAGCTGAGAACTACTCACCAAGGTGATGCCGTCTGCCACGTCCTGCGTGTTGAACGTCATCGCGTATGCCGTATTCGCTGCTGCCGCCGTCTGGTTGGTTGTGTCCTGCCACGCCCCAAACTGCCGGAACGCCGCCGTGGACACCCACGTCGTCCCATTGTAAAACCAGAAGACGCCCGTGTCCGTGGCCACATAAATCATCCCCGTCTCGGGCGGGGTGGGCTTGTTGGCGTCCAGTCCATAGGTCGGATGCGCAACGGCGTCCGCCTGGTGGTCTACGAACTTGTCCCGCAGGACGTTGTCATTTCCCCGCGTCTCATACGCCGCTCGGTCCATGCCGACCGGCGACGTGAACGGGGCGATTGGGTAATCACCGACGCCCATTAGACGAAGTAGACGCCTGAGACAGACACCGCCTTCGTACTCATATTGGCATTCGTGTACTCAACCCCGGAGACATCATAGAGGAATATAGACGAGCCTGACGAAAGCGCTTGCACCTGCGTTCCCTTGTCCGACCACACCGCGAACGCCGTACCCACCGCTGGAGCAAACGGCAACCCGGCAATTCGCGCATTAGACGCATTGGCCGTTGTCGGCCACAGTGCATCCAGCCGAAAGGTGACCGCCCGTCCAATCTTCGTATACGTCCCAGACGCCGACGTAAACGTGATGCCGTTGCCCGTCGGCGTGAACGGGCCTTCTTCGTAGTCATCCAGCGTATTGACATCCGACGACGCCACCTGCGTGGCCGGAAACTTAATCTGCCCAGCGCTGGCGCTCGAAATATCCAGCAGGCCAGCCATCGCCAGCGTTCCGGTGTCCGACAGCGTAGTGCCGCTGTTCTGCACCAACTTCCCCGTGGTCAGGTCAAAGCGAACCAAGGCATTGTCTGTCGCAGACGCCGGCCCAACGACATCGCCACCAGAGCTTGCCGACGCAATCGTGATGGACCCCGCGCCGGGGGTAATGGTGACGTTCGACCCAGCCGTCAGGCTCGCCACGGTATACCCCGTGCCGTTGCCGATTAGCAACTGACCGTTGGTCGGGATCGTCGTCGCCCCCGTCCCGCCACGCGCCACCGCAATCGTTGAGGCGCTCCAAGTCCCTGTCGTAATCGTGCCAACCGAGGTCAGGCTCGACGCGGTCACGCCAGAGGCTAGCGTTGCGCCAGACAGGCTCCCGGCCGGCGCCGCGCCGTTCAGTGTAGCCGTAATCGTGCCGGCGCTGAAGTTGCCGGAGGCATCGCGTGCGACGATGGTGCTGGCCGTATTGGCGTTCGTCGCGGTCGTGGCACTGTTGCTAACCTTCCCTGCCGTGCTGATGGTCGCCAGCTTGGTGTCCGCGATGGCGGCGGCGGCGTTGATATCTGCATTAACAATGACACCAGCCCCAATTGCTGTTGCGATGCTGGCCCCGGTCGATAGGTCCGTGGACACCGACCCGGTCACATCGCCAGTCAAGGCGATTGTCTGCGCCGAAGACAGGCCAGCCGCCGTGCCCTCGACCCATACCGACCCCGTGTCGTACCAATACCGCACCACCGTGCCATCGACCGTCATCCACTTGCGCCCCGCCGTACCCGCGGCCGGCCGAAGAGCCAGCGTTGATGACTGGACGTGAATCCCGGGGTCAGCGTCATGGTCCACATACGCCGACCGCACGGTATTATCGTTGCTCCGCACCACATCGGCGTTGAGGGGATCGCCGTTGACCGGAGAAGTAAGGTTACTGACTGGATGCTGTCCAACCGTCGTTGCCATTTATCGACGCCCCAAGGCGAAGGTTTCGGTTTGCCACTGACTGAAGACCGGCAGCGCCGTGCCAGCGTCGGTGATGGTCACATCAAGAAAGTACCCCGTGCCACCCATTGGGACACGGAAGTTTCGGCTCTTTGGCCCAGACCACGCTCCCGTGCCCCAGGTTGCACTCGTAGACCAAACGCCTCCCGTGTTTGTAGGAAGCTGATACGCGCCCGTGGCCTCATCGGTTGTCCACGACACCGAGCAGCTCTGGGAGCCATTGAGCTGGGCCGTCAGATACCCCCAGCGCAGGGCCTTCGCCAGCGCTGGATCACCCATATACTGGCGATGGAACTGGGCGACCATCGTGTACACATCGCCCCCCGTCCCGGCAGCGGCGACGTTATCCTTGTTTACGCCCGGCGCATCGCAGAGGCTGACCCAGCCGCTCGCGTCGCCACGCAGGACGACCGGCAGGCCGCTCGTGTTAATCGTCTCGAAGAGCGCGGTCGTGTCCGGGCTGATATACGCGCCGTTCCACGGGCCCGACCACGCATCCAGCACCGTGTGGTACTGGTAGCACCCATAGCCGGGAATCGTGATCCACAGCTCCTTGGTGGCTCGGTTGATGACAGCGCGAATCTTGTCAAAGTCTGACGATGACAGCTGCCGGATGATGGGCAGGATGGGGTCCGGCTTGGTCGGGGTGCCGACCGCCGCCACCTCGGACTCGTTGCAGCGGTAGAGCCCGCGCTCCGAGATGAAGTAGGCGATGTTGTTGTTCGCCACGATGCTTTTGGCGGCAATCGTGCCTACGTCGGCCGTCAGTCCAGCCGGGGCCGCCACGATGTCGTCCTGCCCGTACCCCGTCAGGCGGGAGATCCCGCGCCGGTGGAAGATGAGCAGACTGGTGTTGACCGAGGCCAGCCCGACAATCCGCTCGTCGCCAAAGGTCCGGACGATAATCTGGCCACCCCCCGCCGGAGGCGTAGCGTTGCCAAGGTCATCCCCGTTATTTAGCGAGGAGTAGAAGATGCTGTCCGGGAAGCTGCTGTTCCCACAGCCCCAGAGGCGCTGATTGTGGACCTGAATCGTGTCCACAGCCACCGTGCCCGCGATATCCGAGGTCAGCGTCGTGCCGGTCCACTTGTTGAGCAGGCCGCCGTCTGCGATATAAACCACGTCGGTCCCTGAGCCATCCCGGAACTGCGCGAAGTCGGGCGCCACGGTCGTGGAGAACGTCCCGCCCTGATTCGTGTAGGTGAGCGGGAAGGCCCCGTAGGTCGTCGTGAACAGGTCCGTATTGGAGATGGCCAGAATCTGGTTCGTCCCGCTGTCCTGCTGGAACGTGTACCCGTTCAGCACCGAAGCGGCCGCCAGCGCGGCGGTGGAGGTGCGCTGGGTGCCGCCCCGCTTGCTGGCCGCGCCATAGTCCGTCAGGCGCATATTGACCGTCTGCCGCAGCTGGTTGGGCTGGAGCGAGATGTCATCCGAGACGCTGTTGAGCCCGCCGTCCATCCGCGGCTGGGCGTCCGCCAAGCGCTCCCGGGCCATCAGCCGCCGCTCCAGTCATACTTCTGATCCGGATAGGCCATCATCGTGGGCTGGATGGTGTAGCGCCGGAGGTCGTCCAACAGTAGCGTCCGCGACAGCTGGGCCTCCTCCCGGAGGACCCGCGCCGCCCCAGACTCCGCCCCGCCCTTATTGAGCAGGGACGCACCGGCCTCGTTGGCGAGGATCAGCTCCCCGCCGTCCGGGAAGTCGATGACCGAGCTGTCGGTGGCCAGCTGGTTGAACGCGGTCGGCTTGTAGTTGACATACACATACAGCGTCGTGCTGGCCGCCACGGGGAGAATCTGCAGGGCCTGCCCGGCGGTGTAGAAGAGCCGCGGGTAGGTGGGCAGATAGTTCGTCGTCGTGGCCAGCGGCACGTCCTGGAACCGCGTCTGGGTGTACAGCACGTTGCCGTCTGACACCGAAAGGACGCGGTAGAAGTTCTGCTGGCTGTCCCCGCTGCCGCTAGACAGGGCGCTGAAGGACACCATCCCGTCGCCATCCGTCGTCACCGTCCGCTTGGCGAAGGTGTAGTAGGGCTGGGCGTTGAGGATATTGGACCACTCATCCCCGTAGACGCTGCTAAGGACGGTCGTGATGGTCGCATCCGACCACCGATCCGACGCGACCGCGTCCATCGTCTCGCGGGTGAGCGCAATCAGTTGGGCTTTGGTAACGGCCACGGGCGGAGGGGGTAAGGGGCTTACAGCGTGTCCAGCACTTCAGTCAGCGCGGCGTCCACGGCCTGACCGATGGGCTGGGTGGCATTGAACTGCTCGACGAAATCCGCCATCCGGCGCACCTCGTCCTTGGGATACTGCCGGAACGTGCGCTCCAAGTAGGCCGGCGCTTCGTCAATACTGCAGAGCATCGGGAGATACCCGATGATATCGTACGCCATCTCGGGGTCTGTCTCGCCCCGCTGCACCCACTCCCACCGGGTGTCCTCGGGACTCCAGCGAAGGCAAATGGCCCAGTGCTCGCCTGTCTGCTCCAGAAACTTCATAAACAATCCGGCGTGGAGGGCCCGGAGCCGCGCCACCACATGGGTGGGCGGCTCGGGCTGGCCGGCTGCGTTCAGCAGCACGGTCACGTCTTACTCCTCGACGTACAGCTCGACCACGCACGAGATGTCGTCCGGCTGGACCGACACCGCGCCCACAGTCACAATCTCGAACTCCAGCGTATCGCCCGGATTGAGCGTCCGCTCCGCATCCGTCAGGGTGCTAGTCAGCGCCAGCGCAATCCCCTCGCGGGCCGTCTTGGCGTTGATGTCCAAGTTCGCCGTAAGCGTCACGGCCGCGTTCGCCGTGCTGTCGTACTTGATGAGCCGCGCCACGCAGGACGTGGCCGCCGTCGGGTACGTCCCCGCCGCCACAATCGCACGATTGATGTAGCACTTCGCCGGCATCGAGCCAACGGTGTGCGTCTGGGTGCCCGCCGCGAGCGTCCCGGTGTTGATGCGACCGCTCGTGAGCGGCACGGGGAAGACCCCCAGCCGGCCCGGCTTCGGCGCAAAGATGTTATAAGCCATGTGTTATCCTCGGGTTGGGGTGGGAGCCGAAGCCCCCACCCCGTCCCCGTGAAGGTTAGACGTGCGTGTAGCGCGCCGTGTCGGTGTACCCCGTGATCGAGCCGTGCGCGTTACGCGCCAGGCAGGCGAGGTTGCCGTACCAGCCGTAGGTCGTCTCGAAGGCGTCACGCCCCGAGAGCCAACGCCACGGGCCCGCGCCCTCGAACTCGACGAAGCCCCAATCCTTCGCATCCACCCACGAGAGCGAGGGGATGTGGAGGAGGTAGATGGTGCCAGCCGGGACGTAGTAGTCCTGCACGAGCGGCACGCCGCAGACCTCAAGGGCCTTGTAGCCACCCTTGATCGTCGTGCTGAACTCGCCGGCGGTGAACCGACGCTGCCCGACCATCGACTCCATGAGCTTCTTGGCGAGGCCCGGGGTCGTCATGAGCAGGAAGTCCTTCGGACGCACCATCGCGTCCTTGCCGCTGCGGCCAGAGATCTTCTGGATAAGGTCCCAGATGTCCGACTCGGTCGGCTGGTTCGCATCCGGCGTATCCGTGCCGGCCACGAGGCGCGTCGCGTCCCAGATGCCGTAGGTGGAGGCCGAGATGTTGTGCAGCGAGGCATACGACCCGCCGCGGTTGGTGATGTTGATGAGCCCGTTCATAGCGCTGTTGAACGAGGTGTCAGAGGCGGTCGCCTTGACAATCTTGTCCGTCGCCGCCATGCCCGAGATGGCCGTGCCAAGCGTCAGCGTGGCGTTGTCGCCGCTGTTGCTGATGGCGGTGATGGCCGAGCGGCCGAGCACCGCGTCCGACGACGAGGTGTCGAGGACCGCGATGTAGTCACCCACGGAGAGGAGGAGCGAGCCCTGGCCCGCGCCGCTCACGCCGTAGGGGGACGACACGATGATGCTCGTGGTGGACGAAGCCGTGCCGATGAGGGCGACGACGCCATCCGCCTTATTGTGGAGCGCCTGCTGCATGAGCAGGGTGGACGCCTCCTTGATCTCCTCCATCGTCTTCTTGGCGATGGTGGTGAAAGCGGCATCCTTGGACTGCGTGCCAACGAAGGCGAGGCCGTCGATCTGGCGGGTCGTGTACGCACGAACCACGCCGACGTTCGCCTGCACTTCCGTCGCGGTGGTGTCAGGCGGGAAGTACCCGGCCGACGAGAACGTCGCGCCAGCCGGACGGCCGGTCACGACATCGAAAAACACGTTGTTGCCGCCCCAGCGCATGTTGCGGGGGCCGCCCGCCCGACCCTTCTCCAGCTGGGCAAGAAGCGGGGTGACGAGGTTCTGGACCTTCTCGCGGAACTGGCTGTAAACGTTCTTCAGCAGACCAGTGAGTTCCGCATCCGTGATAACGGTAGGATTCGGCATGAGAGTGTGTGTGGAAAACTAGAGGTTAACGGATGGACGCCATGATTTCCGACATCGCGGAATCGAGGGCGTCATCCACGGTCGCCGGTTTGGCGGCCTTGGGCTTGGCCGGGGTATTGCTCGCCGCACGACCCACGGGCTTCGTGGCCTGCCCCACCGCCCGCTTGGCCTTCTGTGCCTCGACTTGCGCCTTGGCGACCGCGGCCTGCGCTTCCTTGACCTGCGGGGAAGGGGCAGACTCACTACGCCGGGCATGCTGCATCTGGGCCCAAATTGCCAGGTCCTGCACGATGTACTGCCGAGCGGCGTCAAACTGTGACGCGGGGAGATAGGTCTGCCCGTTCGGGGCGACCGCCGCGTGCAGCTGCATGGCATACGCCATCCGCTCTTCCAACTCCTGCCGCGACACGGAGGGGAGCGCCTCTGCAATCAGCTGGATTGCCGGTTGCACCTCCCCCGTGTAGAACTGCTGTCCTGCCTCCGTGATGCGCTGCATCTCCGTCTGCACCCGGAGGTCCTTCACCTGCTGCTCGGCCCGCTGGGCTCGCCGCTCCGGCGAGTTCTCCTGCGAGAAGGCGTCCCGCACGGCCAAGAAATAATCTTCGTCGGTCAGAAGGCGCTCCAGCTGGGCCTCCCGTTCCTCGATGAGCTGGGACAGCTCCTCACGCTCCGACTTGAGCGACAGCGCGTCCCGCTCCGCCTGCTGCATCTTCTGCTCGCGCTCTTCGTTGTACACGCCGAACTGGGCGAGCTTGACCACCTTGTCCAAGCGGTCCTGCCGCACCTTGCCGTTCGCCTTGTACTCGACGATGAGGTCCGGTACCTCGACCTCACCCTCGGCATCCTTGAGCGTGAACTCCGTCGCCAGCCCTTCGGTGACCGTCGGCACCGCGACATAGCCACCCGGCAACTCCGGTGTGGCCTCCTCGGTCGTCTCCTCGGTCGCCTCTGCTTCAGAGGGCTCGGCGTCTTCCGTGGTGTCTTCCGGGGTGACTGCCGTGGTATCTTCCGGGGCCTCAACCGCCGCAGCGGCTGGGGTGTCGTCCTGCGTGTCAGCGGGAGCCGGCACGGCGGGCGTGGGGGTGGCACTCGCGGTGGTGTCCGCGAGGGCCGCCGACGCGGCGTCGGCCAGAGCTTGCTGAATGTCCATCGGTCCAGCTCCTAAAATTGGCGCGACAGGGTGTCGGACTGGCCCGCCAACATCTGATCCGGCGACTGGCCCATCTGGGCCTCCTGCAGGGCCCCAAGGGCCCCAATCGGCGGATTATTGCTGGCCAGCGGCAGCTGTCCCGCGGGGAAGGAGGGCACACCGGTCGGTTGACCGGGGCCAGCCGGGGGTGCCCCGCCCATCGGCGGAGCCATCGCCCCCTGCTTCTGTGCGGCCTGATTCGCCAAGGCCGTCCACCGCTCCTGCGCGGCGGCAATAATCTGTGGGTCCAAGTCGTCCTGAAGCAGAATCTCCCGCTCCAGTACGTCCTGATGAATCGCTTCGTTGTCCTGCCAGCGAAGCTCGGGGACCATCGCGCCCATCCGGATGGCGTCCGCCACCCGCTTGGCCCGTGCCTCCTGATCCTCGTCCGGACTGGACATATCCCGCGCCACGGCGAACATCTGTCGACGGCGGTATTCCTTGATGTCGATAATGCCGGACTGCAGCCAGTTGTCGAGCAGGTAGAGCCGGAAGGCCATCGGCATCGGCATCAGCGTCGCGGGCTCCACCCGGACATCCGACTGCCCGTCGAGGTCCGTGGACGACACCGCCCGAGCGAGGTCCGGCCGGCCCTTGCCGACCGCGCCCAGCGCCCGCGGGACATCGTAGCCCCACGCCATCCCCGCCATCGCCACCTTGCACCAGTCCGTGAACGCCTGCGCCAGCGCGTTGACGGCGGGGCTGAACACCCGCTCCAGCTGCTCACGGCTGGCGATGATGGCTCGGCCCGACTCCCCGGTGACCTGGCCGCGGCTGACCGCGTTCCAGCCCGAGGCGTCCTCAAAAGCCGTCTTCTCCAGCGCCAGCGCCTCCTTTACGTCCTGCCCGACCGAGAAGCCCTGCACCGGCTGGATGGAGTCCGACATCGGCCCCGCGCCCCGAATCTCAATCATCGAGGTCACGCCACCCATAAACGTCTCGGTGGCAATCGCGTTCGGCCGGGTCAGGAACCGCCCACCCGCGTTCACGCG